AGAAGCTAAGCTGCTAGAACTTGGTGAAGATTGTTTCAACAACGGTTCTGACCCATCAGTGTTCATGATTAAACCAGCTGATGCTCAGATTGTATCTGGCTTCACTGGAGCAGCTGGACGCAATCGTACAATCAACGATGGTGCGAAAACATTGGTTAATGCGATTGACCTGTACGTTAATTAAGGACAACTGGCGTACATTAAACTCTGTGAACTCAGGGAACACCCAAACAGCTAGGCTGTGGGCAATCCTGAGCCAAGCCTCGAAAGAGGAAGGTGCAACGACTATTCCTTCGGGAAGTACACGCTGAGTAGCGTGGAAGCGCAGAGCATCACGACAATGTGATGATGATATAGTCTCATCTCATAGGAAACTATGAGCAGTCGAAAGACGGTTTTAGGTTCACGCCCTAAAGCGAAGATTTTGCAGTCCATACGGCGAATACAAGGTTATCCTTAATCGCCACCAACTAACCACACACGCCTTCCTAATCGACCCATCAATGTTCCGCTCGTGCGTATTACGCCCGTTCACGCGCACATTGCTGGCTAAAGATAGCGATGGCGACCGTCATGCAATCGTGGGTGAATACTCACTGAAGCATATGTCTTACGGTGATTCCGGTATGATTACTGGCCTCAGCTAGGACTAACTAATAAGGGCGAGGGGAGTGATTTTTGCTCTCCTTACCGCTCCCCTCGTTCCTTACCCCCTCTACATATCAAGGAGTTACTATGACCGATAAATCGGACGTAAATCTGCTTGGCGTAAATACCAGATGGATAGCCGCAGATAACGACAATTATGTGCGAGAACACTCGCAGACAATCACACAAGAATTTCTAGACGACATCAAAGACCAGCGTAACCAAAGTGCTGGACGGCGCGAAGGCAACTTCATGCGCGTAGCCTCTATCCCAACCTCAGTTGTTGAGCAGTGGATGAGAGAGGGCTTCGATATCATGTCAGACAAAAACATCACTGGGAAAGAAATCGTAGCTCGACTGAAAGCTGAGCATCTCGATGCCTTCCTGACCACAGACAAACAAATCTAACTGGAGAGACCAATGTTTAAACCATGCAAATCATGCAAAACAAAAACCAAATGCAGTGCAGCTAGCACCTGCGCTAAGCGCAAAAAAGGGAGTTACTGATGGGCAAACCAGGACTGTGGGACAATATCCACAAGAAAAGAGCCAGAATAAAAGCTGGTTCTGGCGAGAGAATGAATAAGCCAGGAAGCAAGAAAGCTCCCACACAGGCTGCGATGAGAGCATCCCAATCACCTACAAAACCAAAGAAGCGTGGAGCTTAACCAATGAATTACGGAGAACTGAAGACGCACTTCACTGCGTTGCTAAATAGAAGTGACATCACAGCGGCTCTGACAACTACTTTTATTGACCAGGGTATCGCACGAGTGCAACGCCAACTGCGCACCCCACTCAATGAAAACAAAACAGATTACACAATTACAGCCAATACAGCCTCGCTTACGCTACCCACAGACTTCCTAGAGATTATCAGTCTGTATATGGGCAACAGTGAGCTATCACGCATCCCTATGGGGCGGTACAGACAGCTACAGCAATCTGCACAAGTAGGAACGCCGCAGTTTTTTACTAGAGAGCAAGAGAAGCTTTTGCTCTACCCAGCTCCCGAAAGTGGCACTGTGTCTTTGTATTACTATGCTGAGTTTCCAGCACTTACAGCTGATGCAGATACTAACAATCTGACAACTGTAGCTCCAGATTTGGTTATCTATGCAGCCCTGACATACGCAGGAGACTATTTCCTCGATGAACGCTCACCCATCTTTGAGCAGAAGTATGGGCAGTTTCTTAATGAAATCCAGGAGCAAAGTAACGACCAGGAGCTAAACGGTTCTACCCAGGCAATACAGCCTAGTTACTATTTCGGAGATGACTGATGGCTGCAAATACCTCATTTTTCAAGGACGCTGGAACTAACGCAACCTTACAAACCACCTTTGCTCAATCTGTTGCACAGGCTGAAGCAGCGCAGGTAGCAGCAGAAGAAGCTAGAGACGCAAGCATAGTCGCAAAAGATGCATCTATCGCCGCGAAGAACTTATCAGTTACAGCTAAAGATAACGCTGAGACTGCCGAAACTAACACTGAGACTGCTGAAACTGCAGCAGGTTTATCTCGCGCTGACGCATCAAAACTAGCAACGAACCCACATAACTCCCAATACACACTATCTGATAGCTCCACTGGTTACTCAGCATTGCATTATAATACTGAGAGTGGTTCGAGTGCTACAGCAGCCTCTGGTTCAGCCACAACAGCGTCACAATGGGCCTCACTTACTACAGGGCAGGTATCATCTACCGATTACTCAGCTAAGGCTTATGCGATTGGTGGGACAGGCGTTACTGGTCAGACTGGCCCTGCGAAAGACTGGGCAATAAAGACTAATGGCGCAGTAGATAGCTCAAGCGAGTATAGTGCTAAGGAATACGCTATTGGCTCAACCCAATCAGTAGGCTCTGCAAAGCAATGGGCTTTAGGCGGCGGTTCAGGCTTTACAACAGCCACAGCAGTCGCTGGTGGTCTGTACTCAGCTAAGTATTACGCTGAAGCTGCACAGTCAGCTGCATCTAACGCTGAAGGAAGCCTCACATCGTTCCAGCAAGTCTATTTAGGTTCTGGCTCTAGTGACCCTGCAAGTGGTCATACAAGCGGCGACATCTTTTTTAATACAGCTGCTTCTGTACTCAAATATTTTAATGGAAGTGCGTGGATACCGATTGAACCAGGCGGCGCATCAGTTGGTGAAGCTATCGCCTTTTCAATCGCACTATAGGACATACAAATGGCTCAGAATTTTAGACGCTACACTATCAATTCGGTAGGTACAGCGGCACAGGATATACCTGACGGAAGTAACTTCCCAACAGGCTACCACACCATCATCTCAATCAGACTGGCTAATGTAACTGGCAACATGGTTAAGGTGTCAGCCTATATCAACGATGGCACTAACGACATCTCACTGGTTAAGGACGCACCGATACCAGCTGGCTCAAGCCTCGAACTTATTGATGGTGGGTCGAAGGTAGTTACAGCAGCTGGTGATAGGCTTTACGTCATCTCTGACACAGCAGCATCAGTCGATGTTCACTGTTCAGTAGTTCAAGAAATCAGCACATAGGAGCAGGGCATATGGCTTACATAGGAAACCAAGCTGCTACTGCTTTTACTAGCTTCGACAAGCAAACTATCTCAGGTGACGGAACAGCAGTCTATACGCTCAGTCACGCCGTAGCTAACGAACAAGAACTGGAAGTCTACTATCAGAACGTGAGGCAAGAAGGTGGGGCAGGGAAGGCTTTTACAGTTAGCGGCAACCAGATTACCTTCTCTGAGAATATACCTACTGGACAAACGGCTTACATCAATTTTCAAGGAAAAGCTGTTCAGACTGTGGTGCCGCCGGATGGCAGTGTAAGCACAGCCAAGATTTTAGACGATGCTGTAACTAACGCTAAGATTGATACAGTAGCGGCAAGCAAACTAACAGGTGCGCTTCCAGCTATTGATGGTTCTGCTCTTACAGGGATTATTGCTGAGGGAACTTGGACACCGATACTTTCCTTTGTGGATGGTAACGGTGGTCACACATTGTCAGCGGCAGTTGGTACATATCAGAAAATAGGTTCATTCGTGTACTTCAATTTCTTTTTAAAAATTGGCTCTAAAGGCTCTGCTTCAGGAGACTGTAGAGTAGGTTTGGCTAACTTAGGTTTCACACCAAGAAACACCAGTAGTTTATATCAAGTTATAAACTTGGGACTTAACGGAACTGTTAATGCTCAAGACTTCGAGGGTGAGCGTCCATGGTGGGCACAAGTAGAGCCTAATGACGCTACTTTAAGGATGTTTGCAATGAATGGTAACGGTGGAATAAACCAACTAAATGCCGTTGATGTGCAGAACAACACGTCCATCCGTGGCTCTGGCATGATGGCGATATAGGAGACAGGACATGGCATTAAGTAAAATACTCCCTGCCTCGCAGGAACAATATGTAG